TTTAGAATCAAAGAAAAAGAATGTTGCACCAGAAAGGAAAGATCTACAACATGGCATAACTGTAGCACCAATGCTTAAGGAAATGGAGGCTTGTTCAGATCCACAGACTCAACAAATTGCTCCTACTGTTAGAGCAAATGGTGGAGTCATTGAGTATGGTGCATTTTGGCTTAATTATCTTGGGGTTTGCGAAAGAAAAATCATTTGCAACACCCACTTGTTAGGTGGACATCAAGAATTACATGCTTATACTTTTACAATACATAGATTGGGAATTCCAATCACATGTAGAGTAAGAAGTGAGCATATTCGAAAATTGCCAAAAGTTAAGACCAACATAACTGGAACTGAAAAGTATCAGGATTTGATGTTAATTGATTTGGTGGATACTCCACAAATTCAACCATTTTCTAATATCGTTAAGCATTTTGCGAGAGAAAGTGATATCATTTCTATCATGGGACACTCAGGCATACTTTATGCTAGAGACAAGCCTAAGAAGAACAATAGTGATGATATAAATATGCATGTATTACCAAAGTTAAGCATGGTTGTGGAACAACATATGGAAGGACCAGATAAAGTTCAAATTTATGCTGCAAAACAATGGGATTATGAAGCTTCAACTTACGTTGGACATTGTGGTGGAGCGGTTATGCACTGTAGCACTCAAGTGCCACGTAAAATTGTTGGAATACATCAAGCTGCATTGAGAGAAACTAATAGAGCAAATGCTTTAGTAGTAACACAAGAACAAATTCTTTCTTTGTTAGGACCTAGAACATCAATTGATGGACCTAGCATGCAAGATGTAATTGGAGACAAAATGCTACAAGTCGCTTATGATGCAACTCCCAGATTTGAACCACCAGGGAGACATCTTATAGTTGGAAGATTAATCGGAGGAGGAATTGTTCCTCGCAAGACAGATATTAAAACTAGTCCAATCTTCGGAAAAGTCAGTGACCACCAAACTGAACCAGCTATTTTGCGACAATTCGATCCAAGGAATGAAACGGGAAGACATCCTATTGAAGTTGGAATGAATAAATTTGATCAAGAAGCAGGAGGATGGAATCCAGTCTACAAAAGGATGGCTGTGGAACATTACAAAGAAATTATGATCAATTATGCAAGAAATGAATATGGCGGTCCAACTAGAATGTTGACGTTGGATGAAGCTATAAATGGAATACCAGGATGGATAGAACCTGTAAACATGTATACATCACCAGGATATCCATATACGAAAACAAAACCAAAAAACAGTGTAGGTAAACTTCATCTTTTCAAAGAGATCGGAAAGAATGAAAACGGTTCAACGAAATATGAACCAACTGATGAATTGCGCAATGATATTACCTACCTGATTGACAATATAAAGAAATATAAAGTAGTGCGCAACTACTTTACAGACGAAATGAAAGACGAAAGAAGACCAATTGAAAAGATTGCAATTTGTAAGACACGTTTGTTTAACACTCATAACGTGGCTTGGCAACTAGTGAACAAAATGTATCACGGAGCAGCAGCAGCTTGTTATATGGCAGCAAGATTAAAAGTAGATTCCACTTTGGGATTGAATATGCACGGACCAGAAGTAACACTTCTGGTACGCCATATGAAGACAGTTGGAAATAACATCATGTGTGCTGATGTCAGCAGATGGGATGGAACCTTTGATTTCGAAACCGTTGAAGCATGCTTAGACGTAATGGTTGGATGGCTATCTCACTTTAATCCAGGATTGGATAAGTGGGAAGTTCGCACGGCCGCGAGCGTGTTTTACTGGCGCATACACATTGTGGGAGATACAGTCTATATTCCTATGATAGGGATGCCTTCGGGATCCTTTTTCACTGCTTTTATGAATACACTAGGACATAACATCCGTAAGGTCGTTGTTATATTCGATGTGGCTGTAGAGCAGGAGAAGATGTGTAATGCAAACTTTAAATATCTCAAGGATAATTACCGAGATGTAAGAAATGGAGACGATTCTTTGGAATGTGTATCAGATGACATGAAAGAATGGTACACTAGCAAGGCGGTAATTAGAGCTTGGGGTGATCATGGGATCGAGCTAACACCACCAACAAAGGTAGGAGGAGAGGCAGTAAGTGATTTTGTTCAGATAGAGGAAGCACAATATTTGAAATGTCATTTCATCGAAGACCCACGATTTGATGGTTTCTGGAAAATGGCGATGAGTAAAGTAACAATTGAAGAACTCTTTAATTGGATACGAACAGGCGCCCCAGAAACTGAAATGTTGGAAAACAATATAATGGATGCTATGCGTTTTGCATATTCTCACGGTAGTGTATACTATAATGAAATGAGATCGCGTGTGATGACTGCGACTGCAGAGCTGAAATTGAACATTGTTGTTCCACAGTATGATGAATACGATTTAGAGTGGTTAGGGCAATATGACCTTTTGCCCGCAAAACTCTAGAATTTGACACCATAGTAAATGACCAAATATTATTGTAATCTAGAATCGA